TGATGAATACTTTGGTGGTATGCCCTGGCAGGCTATCAAAAATGATCGCACACTCAAAGCACAATTTTATCGTGTAGTGCAACAGGAATATCCGCAGTACGTCTGCTATCCAGGTGGCAAGTTGCCAATACCCGTTAATGTTCCTTACCCAACTAAAGTGGGCGAGAAACGCTTCTTCCAAGGAATGTAACCAATGTTCGTAATCCCAACCGCTGACGATCTCGTCACTTATATCAAAGACTTTACAGGCAGCACCAATGATGCAGAAATTAAGCAATGTATTTTCTTGGCTGAACTATCAATGCGTAACATTGAGTTGCCAGCACTACGCTGTGATCCTTATGCTCCAGAGAATATTGGTGTAGTTGACGCCAATGGCAGTATTCCTATTCCTTTGGATATGAACAAGCCTATCTTGTTCTTTAAACAAGGTAGTCAATATACAACGCAGGCAACCTGCACAGGTACATCTGGCACTAACACAATCACACTACAAAGTCAGCCTGCACAAAGCATTCAGCCAGGCATGTTTGTCACTGGCACAGGCATTGCTGAAGGCTGTAAAGTTAACGCAGTTGGTGGTGGTACTATTGGCAGTGTTGTTACATTGTCATTGAACAACACAGGCACAGTCAATGGCCTGCTTACATTCACCACAGTGTCTACCAACAGCAGCCAAACTGGTCCTTGGATTGTCTATGATCGCATTGGTGATCGCGACATTATTACACAAGGTATGATCGCACAATTATATCTACAACCTGTGAATGTGCCAGCGGTTATCCGCGGTAAGTTTTCAGAAGTTGGTAATGTCTACAAGTTCTTACCTTATGTTGCTGAAGGCGACCTAATCAACTTGTACTACTACAAGGCTTGGCCTTTGTTGTTTGCACCTGAAGATGATCTGTTGATTAGTACAACAGGTACAGTGGGCACAATCACTGGCTCAGGTCCTTGGACTGCTCATATCACTGGCATGAGCACCACAAGTGGATTGACCGTTGGCGATAAGATTGTTGCCACAAACGGCACAGGTAAGTTGGGTGTTGGCGGCACATACACAGTGGCCAGCATTGTTAGCCCAACAGAAATCACTTACACTGCCACAGGTGGCACTATTCCTATTGGTGGTACCATCACAGACATCAGCATCACTGACCTAACAGTTCAAACTAATGCTGTGCTACAGACCTGGGCTGAAGGCTATGTCTACAGCACACTACGTGAATATTACATCAAGCGTCACAATCAAGAGGACGCAATGATCTATTCACAGAAATACGAAAACGCCTGGAACATTGTTGAAGATCAAAACAATCTTGGCAAATGGTCAGGTGGACACACACGACTAACCAGCGTATGGCAACCACGCCAATACCGTCAGTACAACATTAAGTAAGGTAATCAGACATGACTACAACATCACCAAGTAACTACACAACATTATACAATCCAAATGCTGGATTGATCAGACCGCAACAGCCCTATGGCAATGCCAATGTTGTTAGTCTATTAAAAGCAGGCACAGATGGCGGCAATACCATCAGCAACATCATTGCCACAGGCAATGTCACAGCATCAAACTTTATTGGTAATGTTGTTGGCAATGTCACAGGTAACATCACAGGCAATGTTGTTGGTAATTTAACTGGCAATGTCAATGGCAATGTCACAGGTAACATCACGGGCACCACAGGTGTCTTTTCAGGTAATGTTACTGCTGATAACTTTATTGGTAACTTGTCAGGCAACATCAACGGTAACGTTGTAGCCAACAACATTACAATCACTGGCAACTTGTCTGGCACTACCGCTGGCTTTTCAGGCAACGTAACTGCTCCGTTCTTTTTAGGCAACGTAGTTGGTAATATTTCTGGTAACATTGTTGTGCCAGGTGTACAAGGCTCAGTGTTGTTTAACGATGGCGGTAACGCTGGTGCTGACACAGGCTTTGTCTATGACAAGACTCTAAACACCTTAGGTGTTTTAGATGGCGTTACTTCTGCTGTGTTCACAGGTAACCTATCAGGTACCACAAGCACAGTTACAGGCAACAGCAATGCCGCATTGTTCAATGGTAACTTGTCAGGCAATTATATTACAGTCACAGGCAATGCCAATGCTGCCACGTTTAACGGCAACTTAGTGGGCAGTGTAAGTGCAGGCAATATTTCAGCCAATGGCAACATTGATTTTTCTGGTGCCAATGTAAGTTTAGGTGCTGTAGGCAATCTACACATCACAGGTGGTAGTGCCGCACAGGTATTGACCACAGACGGATCAGGTGGTCTAAGTTGGACTACAATTTCCGTAGGCACAGCCAACATCATTGCCAATGTCAACAGCAATGTAAGCATTCCTACAGCCAATGGCAATGTCTATGTCAATGCCAATGCTGGCACAGATCGTCAATGGGTATTTGATACCACAGGTAATCTTGTTGTTCCTGGTAACAGCGTTATCAGCAGTGTGTCAAATAACCTAACGTTGGAAGGTAATGCTATCTTCAACAACCTGCGTGTTAATGGCATCAGTGACACAGGTGGCTTGCCAAGTACACAGCAGACAGGTTGGTTGTTTAACAACAACTGGCAGAGATCAAGTGGTCAATACAATACAACTACCTACGCCAGTCCGTTTACCAACACTGGTAGTTTTACCAGCAATCCAACTTTTTACCTTTACACTGTTACTCCCAATGGTTCTGGTGCAACACTGGGTTCACCTACTATATCTGTAGATACCACTTCTTTAACTGCAGGCATAGGTGGTGGTACAACACCGTTAACCTGGGACACAGGTAATACCACTCCTATGATTGGACAAGGTATCGCAATCTACGACAGCACTGTGTCAAGTTCATTCCCCAGTGGCACTATTTTCCCTGCTGGTACTACTATTCAAAGCATTAACGTAGGTGCTGGCACAATTACCATGAGTGCTAACGCTATAAAGACTGCGGCTGCCAGTACTTTTACTGTACAAAGCGGTACTATGATGTCTTATCCAGCCTACAATTTCTATATGTTAGTTGGTGACAGTGCCGCTGTTCCCACAGGTAAGATTCAAAGTTATAGTCCTCCTATTATTCCTGCCAGCAACGCTACAAACTTTGGCCTAAGTGGTTGGGGCGGTCCATTCTTAAATGACACTCCTGCTGGCAACACCTTTACCTATTCGCCTGCACAAACCTGGATTACATATCCAGAGTTTCGTGACGGCACAAGTCCTGGTGGCTATCGTGCCATTGACATGAACAATGTGCCTGGCACTATTATGAGTTTTAGCCGCTATAACAATCCTATTATGATTGGTGCGGACAACACTGGTAATGCCGCTGGTTTCCCAACCATTACAGGTCGCAGTGATAGCACAACCTACAACAACGGTTTTACGCTGTTAAAGACAGGTTTGGACACACGCAGAAACTCTGAAACTAACTTTGCCAATCCGCAGGGCACACTGCCTTCAACATCTATTAATTTGATTACCTATGATACAGCACAGTCCACTGGCACGGCTGCCGCACAGCGTCAGGCACGGGAAAAGACTGGTCCGCTGATCAGTAACTTTGTGGGTAACGGCAACATTAACACTGACAACGCTAACATTTATGCAAAGCAGTATCAAGGTGGCGGTAGCGTTCGCTTTAATATGTGGTCAGGATCATCTGGTATCAATGATTTTAATCCAAATATTCTTAACTCACAGGCTGGCATTTATAGTCGTGCTGAAGCCAATCTTAACAACTCTTTTACTGTCACTGGAGCATCAGGCACAGGCACCACTGCTACATTGACTTTTGCCACACAACCAACTATTCCTTACAATGTTGGACAACAACTTACTGTCACTGGTGTAACACCTGCAGGCTACAATGGGGTGTATAGTGTTACTGCTTGTACTACCAACAGCGTTTCTTATGCCAGCACAGAAACTGGTGCTTTTGTATCAGGCGGTAATTGTGTTACTGGTGCTGTATTAGCACCTGTTGGCCTATACCTACAGTATACTCCTTCTACTTTATCCACAGGCAATGCACGCACATTCCTGCGTGCCTTAAATCAAGACACCACACTCAGTGGCGGCACTAACATTTACTTGAAACCTTTGCCTAACATGAGTTCAAGTGCTGGCTCACTTAGAAGAGAGTTGGATGGTCCGCAAGATCAAATTTGGGTACAGGCCAGCAGTTATTCAGGCGGCAATGCCACAACAGAAGGCACAGGTACATTGGTTCAGGTCAGAAGTGATCGTGCCAGTGCTGTGGGACAGGGCAATGTGGCTCTTGGCATTAACAGAACACAAGGCACTGCTGCCAGTTATGAGTTGATTATTAAATCTGGCGAAAGTGCTTTGACCTTGTACGACAAGAACAATACGGCCAACATTGCTACATTCACTAACACCGCCAGTACTTTTAACGGCAACTTAACTGCGGCCAACATTGTCACTAACAGTGGCAGTATCACAGGCAACAGCAACATTGCTGTCACAGGCACTATTACCAACTACAACAAGACCTGGGCGTCTTTGAACTATGGTACAACCATCAACGGTTTAACTCCCAATACTGTTTATGCGTTTACCTTGGCTGTAGTCTCAGGCAACAATATTACTATGAATAGTGGTTCAAGAATTACTATTGCTAAAGCAGGCACATACAATATCCAAATCAGTGTGCAGTTGGAAAATCTTGATGTAGGCAACGATCACGAATTTACTGTTTGGTTTGCTAAAAACGGCACAGACATAACCTATAGTGCCACAGAATATACTGTGGTCAAAGGACACAATCCAGGCGGTGTGTCAGGTAAAAATGTGGCAGCACTAAACTTTGTTGACACCTGTAATGCCAACGATTACTATGAAATTCGTTACGCTGTTGATGATGCTAATATTGTAATGCCATATGTTATTGCTCAAACAAGTCCATATGTTCGTCCGCAGATTCCTCCAGTTATTGTAACTGTTGTACCAGTTGGAGCATAATATGAAACGTATGATGCCTAAATCAGATCGCAGTTTGTTTGCCATGCCTGTTGAGGATCGCCCAATGCTTCCTCAACAGCGTGAGCCGTTTACTGCCAAGCGTATTGCCAAAGAAGCAGGTGGTCCAGGCACAGCCAAACGGGCTAAGCCTGTATCAAAACAAAAGGCTCCTGCTAAGCCTAAGCGTAATCGTCGTCTTAACGGACTGAGATAAAACAAAAAAATAACGCGAATTTTCCAAAGGGAATTTACCGCCTCTACACACACCTGTAGAGGCGTTTTTTTGTGGCTTTTTTCGTGATTTTTGCTAAAGAGACTTTATTTGCCACCTCCCGCTACATGGGTAGCGAGACGCGAAAATAAGTCAACAAAAAAGCCCTGAAACAGGAGGTAACAGGGCTTTTAGGGACCAATAACACTGAGGATGTGAACACTGTATGGCTTACAGAGTTGTTCACTGGTCAGGTGAACTTGACTTTAGGAGTACACTGAATGACGTTCTGGTGTACACTTTTAATTATACAGATTATTTCTTGCCTGTCAAATATTCTGGTCAACCTCAAGACCACCAAATGTCTTGTGATAGAAAAAATACAATGTTATACTTGTTGTATAAATAAGTTTGTGACTAAAGGAGAACACCATGCACAATAGACTATTGGCAATAGTAGAAC